TTATCTTCTAAACCTCCTTTTGATTTTTAAAAAATCAGAAATCTTGAGATTAACTTCTCCTATTCCGATTTCTGTATATTTTTCACTTATGCTGTCATATACAGTTTTTGTGATTTTACTTTCAATTTCTGAACCGTCTTTATGCAACACTATTACTTTGTCGCATAGCCCACAATCTTTTAAATTTGCAAGTTCCGATTCAAGCGTTACAGTAATATTAACATATTCAGTAACTTGTTCAGTATTTTTTAAATATTCTTCAGCTGCATCTTTAAGCATATTCCTAACATCGTTATATCCCAAACCTGTTTGAGGATTTACTTTTGTTTTTGTAATTTTACTTGTGCAATCAAATAGATATGTCTTTTTAAAAACTGCCTTCAAATTAGTTGTGTAAAGTTCTGTTGCAGTTACTGTAACTTCTTTACCATCTGTTGTTTCGCAACGAGCATATGGCATAATGTGTGTATAATATTCATTGATTGAATTAATTTGTTTAAATTCTGATATATTTGAGCCAAAGATAAGTCTATGAGTGCCTTTACCTCTGCTTGAAAGCAGATTGACTGTAAAGTTATTACACCACAATTCTGCTTTAAAAACTGATGTCAAACCTTCTTCGTCGTTAAGTAAAATATTCTCAAATGTTTCTGCCGAGTTAAACCCGAGTGAAAATTCTTTTTTGAATCTAATATTAGATGAGAAATTAAACCAACTGTAAGGAATATTTTTGTACCATACTTCATATTGAAGATTAGAAATAATTGAAGCAGGATCATCATCTTTTGAATAATTAAAATACATAGGTACGGTACCGTTTTGAAAGAATAATCTTGATATATGACTTCCTGATACAGTCATATCGCCATATTTATCAATTTCTATTTTTTCAATATAGAATACCTGTGGTCCATCTTGTGAATTAGCTTTTGCTTTTATGTAAGCACCATTTTTGACTTTATCAATTAATCTATCTGTACTTTTAATCTTTGCTTCAAATGTATATATGCCATTGCGTTCTTCTGTTACTAAAAATTCAGTACATTCAGTAATAAATCCGTAGCCGTTAGTGTTAAATGATTCTGTAGAATTTTGAAGACTGTCATAAAGCAGAGGATACATTATAATCGCCTCCACCGTGGTATAATTTCAATTGTATTGAAAGCATTACTTTTTTGAGATAGCAATTTAATTGTATTCCAACCAGGGTGTAGCTTTGGAAAATAATTACTTGCAATGTAATTATTCATATCTGACAATCCACAGTAAGCTGAATGTAGTTCTGAATCAAGTTCAACAATGCTTTCACCGCTTGAAAAAACAGTTTTTATTTGCATAAGTGTGTTATTAATTTCTAATGATACATCTTGATTGTAAGACAATTTTATATATGGTGCAGAATCAAATTTTTCAGGATTATAAATATTGATTTCTGCTGTGGATGATGCGGGTAAGTTATACATTATAGCTTTCTGCCCTTCGTCACTATACCAAAAAGGTTGTCTTGAAAAATTTAAAATTGTTGATACACATTTATCTGCTTTATATTCTATTTTATCAATACTCTTACAAATTGCTTTTGTGAAATAGCCATTATTATATGTATCTCGCAATTCTTTGTACGTGCAATCAAAAGTTGCAAATTCTTCTGCAAGCATATGTATAAGAGTTTGAGTATTGTTATATACAAGCCACGGAAGACTGTTGATTTCATACGATACATCTATATTTTCGTAATAACCGTTATCGCTGATTATTCCACCGTCTTTGCCATAAATGTCGACAATATCAAATTTGCGGTTTGCTATTTGATAAAAAGGTGTGTTGGCTATACAAAAACCAAGTTTGCGTAAGCTTGTACCGTTGTATTCTAAATTATGCATAAATTTACCTCTTTAACATTCATTGCTAAGTGTGTCTATAATTGCATTTGAAACACGCTCATTGAAATTATCAATATCTAAGTCCGTATTTATGTTTACATCACCGTAGTAATTTAATTCAACCTTTGGAGAGTTTGTTACTACTTTATTTGTACTTCTTGATGCAATAGCATTATCTAAATTTTTGATGTTATTAAATTTATCATTTAACATATCAATATAGCTAACATGTTTTTCAAAATCAAAGCTACCAAGCATAGAACTTGCAAGATTTTCTGTGCTTAGTTTTACTTTGTTTTTATTGTCATTGATACCTATTACTAAACCTTCTGTAAAATAACTGCCTATTTTTTTAGCCTCTCTCGACGGAGAATTAATGCCAAGAATTTTTTTTACTGCACCAAGTGCAAGTCCGCCTATGCCTGTAGCTGTGCTCCATACATTCTTAATAGCATCGCCCAACGAAATACCATTAATAAAACCTTGAACAAAATTATTACCTGTGTTGAACAGAGATATACTTCTAACACCACTGCGAGTGCTTTTACCAATTCTTACTCCAGCTTCTCTTGCAACGCCACTGTTTCCGTCAATACCTGATGCGTAATCGTTAACACTTTTGCTGCCTATTTTGACTCTTTCATGTTGGTCACTTGCAAAACCGGACGAACCTTTTTTTGATACTTTATTGGCTGATTCATATACTGTTACAGAATTTTTATCAATACCATCAGCTACATTACTCGTTGCTTTTTCTCCTGTTTCAAGCGAATTTTGACAATATTTATTATATTCATCTTCTGCTGCTTGTAAAAGTAATTGCATATTAGTAAGATCGTCAGCAGTATAGTAATCTGTTTTTCCTTCTGCAATTGCTTGTTGAATTTCAGTAAATCTCATACGATAGTTTACGCATTGTTGCTTAAGTGTTTCTTCTGTTCCTGATTTTGCAGTTATAAAATCATTTTGAATTTTTCTTAGTGCATCTGAAGTATTTTCTTCATTTTCATTTAAAATTGCAGTTTGTAGATTTTCGTAATTATCTATAGTTGTAAGATATTCTTGCAAAGTCTTCTTTGAAGTTTCTAACTCTTTCTTTTTTTCTTGTTCAAATTTTTTTGCTGAATCTAATTCTTTTTTGCCTTGATCAACTTTAGCGCTAAGACCAATGATTTTTGACATTATAGGTCCTTTTTCTTTTGCTCTTTTTAGCTGTTGCTCTAAAGTCATTAACTCTGTTACATCTTTATTGTATTCAGTTTGTACTTTTGATGTACCCCTTTGAGCACTTTCATAAGCTGCTTGAGCACTTTCTACATTATTTTGTGCTTCGCTTTTGTTTGTAACAGCTTCATTGTAATTTGATTCATATGCAGATAGAATATTGTTAGCTTTTTTCTTGTCGATAACTTCCTGAATAGTGTCTCTAAGTTCTTTGTAGTTTTCTATAACATTGTCATTCAATGTTATTTCTGTTCCGGTTAAATCCCCAAGCTTTGTAGTGATGAATTTTGCTCTGTCTTCGTAGCCCTCATTTACTTTACCGTTTTCATCAACTATTTTTTTAAGTTCTTCCCATAAGTTATCATAATATTGATTTTCGCTTGTTGCTTTATTTACGGATTCGTTTCGTTTATCAATAAAATTTTGATAACTGTCTGTAAGTTCTTTGTTTTTTTCTTTTGCAGTGTCTATTTTCTCTTGCCATTCGTCTAATTTTTGTGAGTTATCTTGACTTGCTTCGCTCCAAGCATAGATAGTGCCTATGAGTGTTGTCACTATTGATACTACAGCACCGATAGCATTAGCTTTTTGTGCAAGATTTAAGCCCTCTTGAGCTAAAGCAGCCCCTTCAGTAGCTGTTTTTAACACTTTATAAGAATTAACAAGCTGTGATGTAGCTGTAATTACTGCTGATGTTTTCTTGCCTATCCAAATGCCTGCAGTAAGAGAGCCGACAGTTTTTAAAACAGGAATAATTTTATCTGTATGTTTAGAAGTAAAATCACAAAGGCTTTTGACTTCTGGAAATAATGATTTGCCAATAGGGTTTATTATGTCAGTTTGTATCGTCCTGCCAAGTTCTTCCCAATCGGATTCGACATCGTCGTATTTGATGTCTTTAATTTTTTGCATTGAATCTTTTGTTAAATCAGCTGTACCGTTGATTTCCATTAACGCTTTAACACCATCGGCACCAAGGTCTTCCCACATCGTGCCAAATAAATCTACACCCACTTGATTCTGCTTGATCTTATCATCCATGTTAAACAATTCTTGCAGAACTTCTTGTGTTGCTTCTTTCGCAGTATCACCACCGGCAGCAAACTTTGCTTGCAACTCTTCAATAGTGCCTTTTGCACCATTACCAGCTGATTCTAAAATTTGTAAATTTGTTTTTGCTGTTTCAAGAGCTGAACTGTATTCTGCTATTTTGTCTGCGTTCTTTTGTTTTGTTAATTCACTTGTTTTTTCGTTAAATCCAGCTTGTTCAGCTTTTGCATACGATAGATTTTGCTCAAGTTTAGCTATTTCATCTTTTGCTTTCTGTATTTCTTCTGCTGATGCTTTAACTCCATATCCAAGTAGGTTAAAGCCTTCTTGGGTTGATGTAGAAGTGTCTTTAACTCTGATTCCAAACTCTTTCATTGCATCACCGAGTTTATCAACACTGAATGTACCCGCTGCGGTGCCGTTTGCAAGTGAGTTAATAAATTCGTTTGCATTGTAACCCATTTGCTGATAATGCACGGAATATTCATTAAGAGTGTCAAGAAAATCACCGTTTTTATCAAGCCCACGCTGTGACCCCTGAACTACAAGATTAAAAGCCTCAGTTGATGATATTCCAAACTGTTCCATAAGCATATTAACTGCTCTTAACGATTCTGGTATATCATAACCAAATGTGTCTTGTAAAGTATATAGATTTTCTGCAAGTTCTTTCATTTTGCCTGGATCTGTTTCGCCGGTAAACTGTTTAATTTTAGCAAGTGTATCAGCTATTTCTTCTTGTGATTCGCCGAAGTTGTTTTTATAAATATCATTGATTACGCTTTTATATTTTAATAATTCATCTTTTGTCAAACCTGTTTGAGCTTGTAATGAATTGAGCGCCTTTTTTTCGCTGTTAGCACTTGTTATTGCTGCTATTGCAGAACCACCCGCAGCACCTAAAGCAGCACCTATTCCAGCTGCTGTGTCGGCAAGAACATCTTTAAGCTCAGTTGCAGATGTTTTTACATCGTCAACTTCTTTTTTGAATTTGCTTAAGTTAGTATTGTTGCTTTTGTCTTCAAGTTCTTTAAGGCTGTCAGTTGTTTTGCTTGTTTCTGCTCTGACATCGCTCATTTCGCCCTCAAGCGATTTCATATTGACCGCTTTTGCTGTCGCCTCTGTATCGGCAAGCTGCTTTTCAAAGTTTTCAAGCTGACTTTTAGTTTTTTCAACTTCACGCTGATATGCTCTAAACTGATCCGCAGATATTTCGCCGTTTTTAGCTTGTTCTTCAACTTGCTCTTTAACTTCATTAAGCTCTTGGAGAGCAGATGTACTGCTTTTAATCTGTTCACGCAGAACATCTTGCTTTTGCGTGAGCAAGACTGTATTGTCAGGGTCAAATTTAAGCTGACTGTTAATAGTTTTCAATTCCGCTTGCAATGAGCGTGAAGAGGATTGTATATTCTTCAACGCTTTTTGCAAGTCCGTTGTTTCGCCTGCAATTTTAACTGTAATACCTTTAATAGTTGACGCCATATATATCCTCCAATCTTTTGTAATCACTCATCCATTCAGAATATTGCTGATAAGTAATATTTCCGCTGTTGTATTTTTCTTCAACGAATGGCAACACTGATTTAAGTTTCAAGTATTTTTCTTCATCAGCGTGTATGTTCTGATTGTTTTTGAGCTTGTAGTAAGTATCAATGTAATCCAAAATAAAACCAATCGAAAAAATTTTTATATCAGCGACAGTCAGACCGCATTTGACGGCATAGGATAAAATCTCCTGTGCCGTCATTTGTACTCTCAGACTGCTGCCGCTGTTGCTTTTTTTGAGCTGGTTTTCAGTGATTCTACAATGAGGTCAACAAGGGGCTGTGCTGTTGATATTACTTCTCCAATGCTATACTGCTTTGAAAATTCTTTGATTGGTTTTATTGTATCGTCTGCAGATTTAGCCGCTGCCCATAAAATGCGCACAGTTGAGCTGTACTGTACTTTATTTGGATTAGCTGTCAACATATCGACATCTCTTAAAAAACTGCGATTCTTGAAATTGTCTTCGTAAATAAGCATAGTATATGCAGACACTTCAACTTCAAGCTCTTTCTCACCGACTTTAATTGTTTTATTCATTATACTTCTCCTTTTACTGTTGGAGTTACTACCGATTCAGGTAATGTGTCTTCATACGATGTGTATCTTACAAAGTCATTGTCCGGGCGAGGTTTTGAGGTGATTGTAAATGTCGGAAACTGCGGATCAAAGTTACCCTCTGATGTCTTATCGTTGCGTGTGGCTCTTGTAGATGCAACGCAGTCGAAGTATGTGTCAATTTCATAGAGTTTGTCGCTGTCATAACGCTCTTTAGCAACAAGCAAAGCAAAGCGAGGTAATACGCTGATTCCGCCTTTTTCAATAAATCCACCTTCGGTTGCCTCAGCATTGCCGTACCAGTCCTTTTCGATGTCATCAACGATAGCAATAAGCTCAAGACTGATGTTGTAACCTGCATTGTTATTTGCAACTATAACAGGCAAACCGTCTGCATATACGGTAGTTGATTCACCGCTTGGTTCTGCACCTACTGTTCTGCCGCCGGCTTTGTCAGACTTAAACCACTTTACTTTGTCATATGTAATTTTGCCTTCTGTTGTTTCTGTAAGCATAGCATAGCCTACTTTTGAGATTGTTTTGTTCATAAGATAATCTCCTTTGTTATTTTCTTTTGATTCCTCCACCCATTGCCTTTGAAGAGAGAATTAGTTTTTTAACTTCGTTTTCAAATTCTTTGTGAATTTGCTCGCTTGCAGGAGCAATGTGCACTTTTGGCATTACAGTTCCGCCTTTTCTACTTGCGTGAGGTTTTTCGAGCAAGTGTGTAAGCCTGTATTCTTTGCCTGAGGCAAAGACCGTCTTTTCATAGTAAGCATTAAGTTCGTTTGTAACTTTTACTTTGAACGACCTGCGATATTTTTTCCTTTTGCCAACAGGTGCTGCTTTTTTAATTGCTTCTTTAAGCTCATCTGCTTTAGTATCAACAAGATGTATAACACCCATTTGTATGTCTGCCGTATATCCTGCAACTTCACGAGATATAGTTTCGCCGATTCTGTCGATACCGCATTTTTTGTTGCTCATATTTTGTAATCAACTCTTACTTCATAATATGATACACACATTTTTTCTGCCGCAATCCATGCTCGATTAGTCTTTTTCCAAACAAGATTGTTCTTATTAAGCCATTCTGCAAATTTTTCCTCACTTGTATGATCGGTCCTGTCTGTATATAGCTCAATATCAATCTTACTATATAAAGTAAAAATAACTTTTCCGTCTGCATATACATTTTTATCTTCATCTTTGAAATATGCAATAAACGGAGTTTCAACCGGCTTGCTAAAATCAGCCTCAGCAACTTTGAAGTTACAAGTTTCAAGTAAGTCGACAAAATCATCATAATTTTTAAAAGTCATTTGCTTTCTCCTTGTATAAGCCTCTCTGAGATAAAGATAAAATAGTGCAAGGCGGATTTTTGCATCTGTCATGCTGAACCTGCTCAATTTTGTATCTTGTGCAGTCAATTACCAAAGCCATATCCGGCTGAATTTTCTCATCACAATGTATATGTATCACTTTTGATAATTCAATATCATTTTGTTTTGCACCGTAATAACGAGTAACTCCAACTTTTTCGTTGCCAAAGCGATACTTTCGTGCTGTGTTAGCAATAATAGTATCGTTTTCGTCTGTATCAAAAACAAAAGCTACACCGTCGTTAAATGTCAAAAACTTAATATCACTTTGAGTCATAAGCTTTTACCTCATATTCTTGCCTTAACATCAAAATATCCGCTGCAAAGTTGTTGTCAAACTGTTCTGTTGCGTTGCTGTAAGCATATCGGCAGTAGTCAAACAACAAACTTCTTGCTCTTGTAGAGCTTATGAAATCCTCATCAGTTAAGGCAGGATGGAAAGAGCGGAGGTGTTGCTTGCCATTTTCAATTATGATATTAATTTTTGATTTTGCGCTATCGTCAGTTTTGATGTGTTCGCTGTCAAAATCAAGCATATTAATCACATCATCAATTAACTGTGCCATAATTCAACACCTCCTGCTTATTATGTTGATGATTTAGAATTGAGAGTAACCTCGATAGCGAGCGGTTCAAGAGCGCTGATATCAAGCTTTAAGAAATCAGTTTCATCATACGAGAAACCCGTTGCATATGTTTTAATTGTATATACACGATTGTCTTCGAGAAACTGGTTCTGATCAGAGTATTCGAGTTTACCGCCTTTACCAGTCGATACGCAGGCTTTGTATTTAGAAAGCTGGCCAAGAGCAGCAGTGCCTACTGCAATCATTTCAGACTGAAATACTCGTGTAGGATAAGGGAAAATGTTGTTTTTATAGCTACCGTCAGTAGCAAGAACTGTAGTTGCAGGAATAACCTTCGTGAGGTAATCAACAGGATTGACAATTAAGTCAACAAACGGCACTGACTTAGTTTTGCCACCTTTGCCTTTTGCAATCTTACCGATCAGAGGCATATATGACTTAATATCGAGTTTTGTAACTTTAGTCGCCGTCTTGTCAGGATATGCACCTGCGGTTACTGCGCCGTTAATATTCTTGAGAATACCCACAGGCTTGTTTTTGCCGTCACCATTGATAAAACCGTCCTCAAGTCCGTAAGCAAGAGCATCAGCAAGAATTCTGCGAACATAAGCGTCAATGTATGTAGCTCCGAGTTCAAGCATATCCTTTGGAACAGGAATAAATGCTGTAAGCTTTGATGTTGAGAAGTCTTTTTCTTCAATGGTTCCAGCGAGCTCCTGTGCAATCTGAGAATTAAGAGCGCCCCAAGCCGCCATTTGTTTTGTATCAGTTGCAAAAATTGCTTTCACTGAGCCGTACGTGTTTTCAATATTGATAGCATCAAGAAGTGGATGCTCATTTGAAATGTCTTCGAGAACTGTATCAATTACAGTCTGCGGAATAGTTACATCAAGACCTGCAAGGCTCTGCTTAACATCAACCGACTTAGATGCAGTTTTAATGTTATTGTAAAAGGTCTGCTCAGCTGATGTGAGCTGGCGGAAACCTCTTTTTGCAAGGATAGCGTTGTCGGCGGTCGCACCTACTTCTGCTGCTGTGTCAATAATAGCCTGCTGAAGACTTGTAGCGTACTGCTCAAACGCAGCAGTCATTTTAACTTCATCTTTATCTGCAAATGCTTCTTTTAACTGTTTCGCAAAATTCGTTTTTGCATTATTGATTAAATCAAGATTTTTCATTTTTATTCTCCTTTATAAATAATTTTTATTTTTGAAATAATTTTCAAAAAAATCAAAACTGTCTTTTTCGTGCTGAGTGGGTTTTGATTCCTGTGGCTGCTTTTTGCAAAGCATTTTCGTGAGTTCTGCCGCTGCTTGTTTTGCTTTAGGATTTTTTCTCTGTTCTGCTTGTTCAACAACTTCTTTTGAATCCGTTAAGTCAACAGGGTCGAGAATTTCATCACACAAGCCGAGTTCGAGCGCCTCCTGTGCAGTAAGGAATGTTTCAGCATCAAGCAGTGGTTCAAGGGTTTCTCTCGTAAGTTTATCGCCTGCGTGTACGAGATAAGAATTTGTGCTTGCTTCGCTGATTTTATCAAGCTGTTCGGCGTATTCTCTATGTTCCTTAGCGTTACCGTAGCAAGCACCGATAGCGTGATGAATCATCATAGTTGTATTAGACGGCATTATGATTTTATCCGCTGCCATAGCTACTACACTTGCGATTGAACACGCCATACCGTCAATATACGCAGTAACAGGTACATTCTGCCTTTTTAACAGATTGTAAATAGCGACACCTTCGTCAACATAACCACCAACTGAATTGATGTACAGTTCGATACTGCTAATAGTCCCCGCTTTATCAACGGCTTTTCGGATATACTCTGCACTTGTAGTTGAACCATAGTAATAACCCCAACAGTCTAAATACCCCGGTTCAATTTCACCGTACAAATAGATTTGCAAGACATTTTCATCCGCAATCTGCTTGATTTTGTAGTTTCTTTCTTTCACTGAGTTTCACCACCTTTCAACACCTCATCTGATGTCTGATAGTTCTTTGTAATGTAATATTTCTGTGCCCATTCTTCTTCGCAAGGCAGCATATTACAATACTTTTGAGCCTTTGCAGGGGAGAGGACACCGCTTGCTATTGATTTGTCAAGGTTATTTGCATTGCTTATAGCGTCTATATGTTTAACTGTTGTTGTATCGATAAGCATATAGTTGCCTTTTAAAAATTCGGAATTTCCGAATTTCTTTTTTGTAATTTCTTGTTCAAACATTTGTGCAATAGGATCTACCGCATTTGCGATAGCACAATCCATAGCGTCTGAAAGCATAGATGCCTCGCCGCTAAGAATAGCTGGCGGAATGTGTAAAGCGTTTCCAACAGTTGCATATGCCTCTGCTCTTAGCTTTTGAATATCGGTAATTTCACTGTTTGTAGTTTTCCCTGCCTCTGTTGCAGGCTCTGAATACTTCATTCCTTTGAAAACAGGTAATACAGCATTCTTTGACTCATAATATTTTTTGAACTGCTTTCCGAGAATTTCAGAAAATGTTTCGTTAAAATCTTTATCGCCAAAGTTGAAGTTTTCAAAAGTTACTATACCTTTATGCCCTATGGCTTTATTGTAGCGCTCTTGAGCAGACATCATAAGTTGCTCGTATGTAGTGCACATTTCGGCTAATAAGCCTCTGAGAGCAAAGCTGTTGTACTTTAAATAAATTACTTCACTTTCACTAAAAGTACGCTGATATGTAAAATTTCGGCAAGTTACACTTGTAAAAATATCATCAAAAACAGCATATTCAGTTTTGCAATAGCTATCTGCAATGAGCAACTGATTATCAGCAGTTGAAATAATTAACAGTTCGTTGTCAAAAATTAATTTTGAAATCGCCTGTGTTAAAAACTCGACTTTCGTTTGATGTTTGTTCGGTGCATAATTCCATAGATAGTATTCAAGACCTTTGTACTCCTTGTTATCAATTACAGTAACAAATTCGCACTTGGCAATGCTTTTGGCTATAAAATCAATTGCAGTAAACAGTGCAAGCTCTGTTAGCCTAAACCGCTGCTCGGCGGCAGAATAACTGTCATCAAAGCTGTTGTCATTTTCTTGAGGGGCTGCTTTAATTTTTCTGCGAAAAAAACTAAAAATATTCAAAATATCACCACCTTATATGCTGATAGCTTTAAAAAATTTCTCGAAATTGTCTGTTGAAATAGGCTGGCTTTGTCTGAGCAAATCTAATTGTGTGTATGCCGCTACAAAAGCCATAAAGCCGTCTGTTTTTCTTGACTTTGGCTCAATTTTCCCGTAGCTGATATTGCCGTTTTTATCCTCTGTTGCAGATGTATTGTTCGTGTACCAACGCATTAACGCCGAATCACCCCATATGATTTTATGGTTTGCAAAATCAGATGCTATCAGCGGAGCTACAAGCATTTTGTCTGACGGACGCACGAGTTTTAAGTTATTAAGTCCCTTGCGGTCACACTCAAATCCACACTCCAATAGAGGACTTTTGAGCAAAGTGTAGCGGTAATTATCAAGCGCTCCTGCTATGATGTTGTAGTGCTTTTTCTGTTCTTTGAGCCATTCTGCAACAATTTGTGGCGATATTTCTGCACCATCAACTCGTTGTAGGTCAGGCTGTTTATCATACGGAAATTTAATTCTGCTGAGGTCAGCGGATTGTGAGCAATACCACGACATCGGTTTCCAAACAATTTCGTTATCAATCATAAACAGCAAACCTGCTCCGAGAAAATCTGTTGTTTTAGTATAGTCAAGACCAAACACACAAGTTTTGCCTTCCAAATCGGGTAGCGGTCTGTTTGTGGCTTTTATGTTTTCCCACGCTGTAACCGGGTGCATTTCTGTACCCTTGGGGATATTCATACGCTTAGTCATAAAAGATGAATTGTTTACTTTGTCACGCTTCCAATCCTCAAATTCCTTTTGAATTTCTCTTAACAAATTTGGAAAATATTGCAACGACGGATTTGCTTTGTACCAATTCTCTTGCTCATATACCTCTTTTTCATTGTCTAACCTGCATATGAAATAAAGAGTGCCGTTGTCAGGTGCATCACCATTCAGTACTTCAAGACCTGCGGCAAGCTCGTTGTCAAGCGGCCCGTCCCGAACATCTCCCATAGTTGTAATTGTTGTTCTGCGTGGCATAGCTTTTTTGCCTAAGCCCGTTGTGAAAACATCAATGAGCTTATAATTTTCATATGCGTGCTTTTCGTCAAAATCTACTTTGCCGGGTCTGCCTCCGTCTTTCGTTTTGCTGTTTGAAGTTCTGTATCTGATTGTTGAATTAGTCTTTATGTTTGTAATCTCTGTTTTATTCCACTTAAAATGCCGCTGCATTTTTGTAGAATTGTTTTCCAAAATCTCGTAGATGTCATTAAAAGTTGTGCTTGCTTGCTCTTCTGATGTTGCACAAATGTCAATATCGTAATTGCGTATGCCGTTGACAGGCGTGAGCAGAGCAAAATCTTCAAATGCAAGATAGCCATTTTTTCCTGCGCCTCGCCCGACCACACAAACTAAATCGGGAAATCTTAATACACCCGGTGCGGAATATGTGCAATTATGCAGAATAAAACAAAACTTTTCCCACGCAAATAATTCGTATGGAAAATATTTCTGTAGAGCAAAATACTTTTCAACCTGCTCACTGTCAACATAGACTTGCTCATTTTCGAATACTTTTTCTATGAAATTTACAAGCTGTATTTGCTCTTTGCATACACGATATTGACCACTTTTTACTTGCTTTATGTAATCGTCAAGGTATTTACAGTTCGTCATTTACATCACTTTCTACCTTGTCGATTGATAGCCCCATTTGCGAAAGAATAGCAAGTCTTTGCTTGTTGTACATTATTGAATTTTTCACTGACGGATTGTCTTTAGTGTATTCTTTACCTGTTGAAGAAATCGCCTTGTATGATAAGCCGTTTTTCTTGATATCAGCTTGCATTTGTCGTTCAAGTTTAGTATAGAAAATGTAACTTTCGATTAAGTCACGATACACATCAATGTCTGCTCCTTTTAATGTGAGTTGTTCAATTAAGCTTTCTTTGATTTTTGCCATTTTAACTTGTGCCATTTTATTGCTCCTATCACAAAAATTTCTCGTGCGTGCGTGCGAGGACAAATTGTCTACCCTGTACACCGTTATCCATACGCTTGAGGCAAATGCGATTTTTGACCCCGGGGGTGCTACCATTTTTCGGAAAATTCTTCTGAAAAAATTTTTTCTTGCAGTTTGTGATGCTCTTTGTAATGACAATCTTTGCACAAACATTCAAGATTGTTGATGTCAAGAGCAAGGTCCGGCCTTGCTTTAAGATATTTCTTGTGATGTACAGCTTCGCAAGGGGTATATTTGCCTTTAGCTCTGCATCGTTCACATTCGTAATGTTCTTTTTCTTTTTTCTTTTCACGCACTTGTATCCAATCTGCTGTCAGATAAAATCTATAAGCTTTACCGCTTTGTACTTGTTGTATTATCCATTCCGTTGTTACATGTCTTTTTATCATTTTGCAAATAAATAAGCCGCTGTATTAACAGCGACTTGATTAACTTTGTGTTTTCTGAGCTTTGCTCAATTATATTCTAACATACCCTTAAGCGAACAAACGAACAACTTTCACCACTCATAGCGATTGCACATCATACGCACTCCGTCCTCTGTATTCCCTCCGCCCATAATGAACGCTATTTCTTTCCAAGAACGCTTATCACGCAAATGCAAAATTAAGCAGCTGCCCTCTGTTGTTTCAGCTGGTATACTACATATTGCAACAGCTCTTCTCGTTTCTGTGTTGTGTAATTCGTTTCGAAGGTCAGCTATTTGGGGCACTATCTTGTCAATGCTCCCTGACGCACTTGCTCCGTTTGCAGCAGTAATGTTTGAGGTAATGTGCGTTACCTCTGCTTCAAGAGTGGCTATCCTGACTCTGTAATTACAGATATTGTCACTCATTTCCCTGATTTGTTTTAGGTTCATTGTTTGTCAGCCTCCTTGTTGCAGTCAATTGCATAAATACAAAATGATAGCTTGCCCCGGTGAAGTCATTAACCCACATATCGTCTTTGTAAAAATAATATCCCTCAGGTACAGGCAGTGCCTCGCCTTTTTCAAGTTTTTTGAATTCACGCTTTTTGCCCTCAACAACTGTTACTTCGGGCTTGGTTAGATTTCTTGATGTTCTTAACCTTTTCTTTCCGAAAACGTCTTTGCGGATATATTTTGCAAGATCGGCAAAATTGCCGTCTTGATATAGCGGTGTGAAGTTTATGCCGTTTTTCCATTGCCAACACTCTGTTGAAATTTCTCTGATACAATCTTCAATCACTATATGCAGATGCCAATTCTTGCCGAGCTTGCCACATTCACAGTAGCCAATGTATTTGAATTGTACTCCTATTTTTTCTGCTCTGCGTTTGATTCGTTTGAAAAAATTATTAACAATCTTTTCAAACTGCTCCTCTGTGAATTCTCCTTTGGGCGCTGAAAAGCGAGCAAACCAATCTCCTTCGGTAAAGTTACAGAGGATAAGTCTTTGAGTATGCTGCTCTCCACGAATGCGGTTTGCAAGTGCTTGTTTTTCGTTTGTTTTTGCTTGATTGAAATTGCGTGCAATGTTCTTTTTGTTACGCTTGCGTAATGATTTATAATATTTTATTTCGAGCATAGGCCCTGATTTAACTTCACATTTATATATGTACATTTTATAAATCCTTTATTATATCATTATTTTTTATAGCGGTCACTTAATTAATTACTTGAGCAGGATGTGCATGGGCATTTCAGCCCCTGCGATTTTCATTTGAAGTATTCAAGATATGATTTTGCAATGCCTTTGCAATTTTCGGATTTTACAGGAACTCTATGTGCAACAACATTAAGATTATCGCAATCAAGTTCTTTGTATATTTCCGCTGCTCGGTTCTCATCTGTTGACTTGTAAAACTTAAACAGTAAGTCAACAAAAGGTATATCGCCAAAGCGGTCGAAAAATAGTGCTTCGTTCTTAGTAAGAACTTGTACGCATTTCTGCTTGTAGTCCTCATCGTTTTCTGCTTTTATGAACAGCTGATTATACACATCTTGCTTTGTGAGGAGGTCGATAACCTCTAAAGCGGTTTTTAAAGCATCAGTATCTTTGTTATTAATTTGATGTGCAAGTTCTGTAAGTTTGCAAGATGTTTCTCTCGTTCGTTTAATCCATTCACGGTGCTCAATCTCTGCGAAATATGTTTCTGTTCTGAATCGTCTGTATTCGCTCAATAACTTGTATTTGACCTGCACACCACTCCTCTGCTCCTCGCTGAACAGCGTGTAAAATGCCTGCAATTCTCACAGCTTTTAATCTTCACTGTCCGCCTTTAGCTTTATGTACTTAAGCAGTACAGCCGAGGCCTCCTCCCAGCCATAGCAAACAAGCGCCAAATTGCCCTGCTCTCTCAGTCTCTTTATCCATTTTCGCTGCTTTTCAGTCGCTTTGTTGTTGCCCACCTTGAGTTCAATGTAAAGTGCGTGATATTTCCCCCTCGATACAGGCAAACACAAATCAGGCACACCGGCTCTCACACCTTGCCTTTTAAGGTTAAACGCCTCTTTCTGATTTCTCTTGCCACCATTTGGTACATGATACAGCAAGTCAAGCTGCGGATAAGTATTTCTCGCATACGCAACCCAGTTGAATAGCTTAATCTGCTCATACGCCTCATTTGTCATTCAAGCACCTCCAAATCACCAAGGTAATCAGCCACAATTTGAAATGCAAGCAGTGCAATCATCATCAAAACAGCTGTCGCTGAATTGCTTTTCCGCAGGGTCGTCGGCATACGATGCTGCATATGGACAATCAAAAAAGGCTATACAGCTATCAGCCATTTCGTCGATACTCATTGATTTGATTTTTTCAAAGTTTGTCATTGTGTTCACACCTCACTTCAACAATTCATCTGTTGTAATGTTAAATAAATCTGATATAGCTATTATGGTTTCGATATTAGGCTCATTCTTTCCAATTTCATAGTTTGAAATACTTGTCCTGCTCAAATAGAGCTTTTCGCCCAACTCATCTTGCGTTAATCCATTTTTAAGTCTTAACGCTTTTAGCTTTTCCGAGAATGCCATCACTCTTCACCGTCCTCAATAGGCTGGTTCCAACATTCAGCACAGTTATAGCCTTTTTTGCAAGCATCTATGTTGTCCTTCAGTCCTAAGTAATGTGGGCACAAACCTTCGGGCGTGCCGTCATCGCCAATCAGAGCGTTCGGATACTTCTCCAAAAGCTCCGTAAGATATGTCTTTTTATGTTTTTTCGTCATCCTTTGCTTTTCCGCTAGGTAATTTTCAGTTTTTGAACAATCAATCATTTTCTTCACCTCTCCAAATCCATTTTAGTCCCACAATAAGGGCAGTAGTTGCTGTCCACATATTCCTCGCAACCGTTGAGCAATGCGTTTCTGCCGCACTTTGAGCAAAACGGCGTGCCGTGTAGTCCGCCATACGGATGTATATATTCTTCAAGTTCCTTTAAGTCAAAATCTTTCACAAGCCATTTTCCATGCTTGATTTCTTCCATTTCACACACGGTTGCTTCGTTGGGTTTACTTCCGTCAACTTCGATAATATGCTTAACTGTTTCGGCATTTCGTTTTGAATTAAAGTATATTGTGCTTACACTATCGTCTGTGAACGATATATCCAGTGCATAATCACCGCAAAAATCACGAATTTTTAATTCTTTTTCAGCCATTATCATTACCACACTTTCTCTCACCATAACTACAGAAATCGTCTGGGTTCATACAGAAGTGATTGAATAACCTTGTACAAACCGACTGCCCAAATGTATCTTTTGAGAAGTATATACAGTCCTTGCATCTTACAACTTTTTGTGCATCGGTGGCAGGGACTTTTTCAATAGCATCAAGAATATCATTGTTGTACTCTGATATGCAATCTTCCCACTCACCGTAATATTCACAATTATCCATAGCATTTTCTACAACATTGAGTAATGCTTCACGCTCTATGTATTCTTTTTCAGCCATTATTTTCACGCTCCCTTTTTTCGGCAATAAGATGTAAGCCTTTGTAACAATCATCACATAGCTGTATTTTAATTTTTCTCTTGCTTCCGATAGGAATTGCAATCCTGCTTCCGCAATCAAAATCCACCCCTACATAAAATTCCTTCATTTTAACTGTGTGTGGATCTGAGATAACTTTTTCACAACAATCGCACTGATAAACTCTCATTTACTTTCACTCTCCTCAATAGGCTGATTCCAACATTTAACGCAGTTACCGTCTTTTCTGCAATCATCTGCACCCATAAGTCCTAATCTATAAGGACAAAAATTGGGTGTTCCGTCATCTTCAAGCGAAACATTCGGATATTTTTTTAAAAACTCACTTAAATAAGTTTTCTGTGGGTGTTCGTCACTCCACTTCTGAACGATTTTGATTGCTTTTTCGGGATAGAGCGTTTCAAAGTCCGAACACAACATCGTAGAACAATTATTTAAATGGCTCAAAGGGCAGTCAGCACAATTAAGTTTACATGCATATCCACCGTGATTTAGTTTATGTTTTTTCGTCATCCTTTGCTTTTCGGCAAAGTAATTTTCTGTTTTTGAACAATCAATCATTTTCTTCACCTCTCCAAATCCATTCTCGCACCGCAATGTGGGCAATAGTTTTCAAATTGATAATGGTTGTTAATGACTTGATAAACAACCTCTCTCCCGCAAGTTAAGCAGTATGCTTCCGCTTCACCTACTTTTCTGTCTTTCTTTTTTACCCACTTTGAGAGTTTAACTTCGTCAACAACTTTAAGTTTAATTTTTATACGACTGATTTTTTTAATGTGGGACAATCTAAAAACACAATTACTAACAACCTTATCCCCACAAGTGCAGAAATATCGTAACTTTGGTATTGACAAAAAGGCTTTTTCACCTGTTTTATGTAAAATGCCCTCAATCACCGTTCCGTCAAAAAGTACGATTTCAACATATTTCCCTAAATGTCTTTCGAGTTCATATCTTGTCATAATTTTTACTCCTTTAAAAGTTCGGGGCTGTCATAGATATTGCCGATGACTTCAAACAGCTCGAAATATTCGTTCCTTTCAAACAACTCGTCAAACAACTCGAAATCATCAACATAATTTCTGTTGCGCTTGCTGCAATAGCAAACTTGCCGTTATTGCCGTCCCAAAAGACTTCGTAAATTCCTTTACTGCCGTCCATATCATCAAACGCCAAAATATCACCCTCAAAAATCTTAGCACCGTTCTTATCCGTAAAGCCTGTGTACTGACCTATTGTGTCGCTTTCAATATGCCACACATTTGAACTATTGTTCTTGTATGGCTCTTTGATTACCAAGCCTTGGGGTTCAATACTCAAAAAACCGTACTTCCATTCGTTCCCGAATTTTCCTCTAAATAATATTTCTCTCATCTATATTCTCCTTTTTGATTTAATATCGCATATTTTCTCTGTGCTTGCTTTAATCTTGCTTCTCTGCAGTTCTGACAATAAAGGTGTTCTCCGTGTTCAATAAAATCTTTGCCACATCTTTTGCAAAATTGCGGTTTTAATCTTACAAATGATATACATTCGTCACAGCCGTTTTCTTTTGCTTTACATCCTCTGTACTTGTCCCAGTTTTGGCACATATCTTTTTGAAAATATACATTAAACTTTTTTATTCCGTCCAAATCAGCGCTCAAGCACGCTATAAATCTTGACATCAACTCTTTAACTTCTGACTTTTCTTCTGCACTAAGTAAGTTTTTATGTTTTAACTGTTTAGAAGTAGCGTTATCTCCGAAATTACCGTCACCGATAATTGCTCTTACTTTATCAAGTCTTTCTGTTAGATATGTATTGTATACTCTGCCTCTGATTGCTTTAACAGACTTAGATATTTTTTCTGATATAAGTTCATAACTGTATCCGTTCTTAATCATTTCGCCAAGCATCATATATTCGCTTTCGGTCCATTTGATATGATTATCCGCCTTAACCGGTCGCTCTTTGATACCAAGGTCGCATATTCTTCTTTGTATAGCTCCTTCAGTTCTTTGAAGTTTCAGAGACAGTTCTTTGTAACTGTATTTATATTTACTAAGCAATCGCATAAGTTCTTTATCTTCAAACTCACTCCAAGGAGTTCTTTTAAACTGATATGATTTTTTTATATCTTTGCGCCTTTTTTCATCAACCCACTTTGGTTCTTTACCTAAACTGTTCCTCTGAAAGCTGCTGAAATCAAGAAAATTCATATTTTCATATGCCCACTTCCAAAACTCATCTATAAGAATCATATTAAAAGTTTGTTTTCCACGCTTTACTTTGTGTGTTTTCAATCCTCTGTTTTTAAACCAGGATACATTTTTATATGAATCGGAGTTTTTTCCTAAAGCAACAAACAATTGATGTTTTGTAATGTAAATACTATTATCAAAAAAAGCTCCCAGCTTAAGTCTATTAACTTTTTGAATTACAGAACTTTTGCTTCTTTCAAGTTTTGTACAAATTCTTTCAACACTTGAATTGCCCCACATTTCGCACAAACTGTTGACATCATCATCTGTCCATTTTCTTCTCATTTTTCTTAACTCTCTTTTCACTCACAACATCTGATATAATCTTTCCTGCACGCACTAAAGCTGTGTATTCGCCGTAGCTGTAATATGTGTTATGTATTTTGTTATACTTAGCAATCTCAAGACATACCAAATCAAGATGATCAAGTTTTTTCTGTTTCATATTCTCACCTCACCAATCATTTTCTCCGTCTATTGTTAGCTGCCCTGGCAGAACATTGTCCTCCATCCACCAGTGATACACATCTATTCCTGATTGCCACATATTAGTTGTTAATCCTGCTTGCTTGCGAACTTCTAACATTCTGTCAAACGCTCTGATATACAAATTTCTGTATTTAGGATACAGTGCAAATTCTTTGTATCTTCCTTTTCCTGCCATAGGGCAGCCAACGCAACCTACTCTGTGAAAGCCACACTTATACAAAGGATTTAAATTTATATGTTCTTCTTTGATATAGTCTTTTACATCGTCATTTGACCAATCACATATGACATTGAATACCGTTTTCCCTTGTAGTTGACAATGCTCAACGATTTTTCTCTTTTCGTCATTATCGTTGTTAATGATAATTCTCTTTGAGATGTCTTTACTCCAAGTCTGAATAATTCCGCTTTTAGCTCTGTTGGTGCTTTCCGCTCTTCTTACGCCTGTCACAATCGCTCTGTCGTGTCCTGCTGTTTCTTTCAGTATTGCACAACAATATCGTGCAAGGCGAGTGGGTGGGATTTTCTTAGCCGGAATCAAGCTCCACATACTGACAGATTTACCTTTGAAAGTTGGCATTTGCGTTGTACACTTAATTCCTTTAGATTCCAGCTCTTTGAACTTTCGGCGAATGTGATAAACGGTTTCGGGCGCATCGGCAGTTGTATGACTATGTAAAACCTCAAAATCTATACCTGACTTAAGCGCAAGATCTAAAATTATTTCGCTATCTTTGCCGCCGGAATAGCATAGTAGCAAAGGCTTATTATAATAATATCTACTAATCTGAGCACCTTCTTGCAATCGCTCAATACTCATCTTCTCTAAGTCTTTCATTTTCTGCTCCTCAACAAAAAAACTTAGAGCAGCCGCACCTGCTCTGCAGTAACATTATGCAAGTCAGTATTATATTTTATGAAGAATAATCAACGAAAGTTGTACTTTCTGATATATAGTAAAGCCGTGCGGAGCTTACTAACTTAATTAAAAGCCTTCATTCATCAAAAGCTTTTCTACGCACAACGATAAGAATTTGCTTACCGTTATGCCGTCTTGCAGCTTACAATTAAGCACTTTTTCCCAGTGTTTAAGATTTTGAGAAGATGTATAGTTGATTGCATGTCTTATTGATCTCTCAACTCGTGAACCCGTCGAAGCAACTTCATTTGCAACATCTTCATACAATTTGCAAAAACTTATATCTTCGCAAGCATTTGTAAGTTCATACAACTTACAAATAGCTATGGTCGAATAGTTGTATCCGTTTAAATTTGGAGTAATTCCGAGTGTAAGCAACAATTTCTTTGCTCTCTTAATAGTTTTTTCCATTTTGATTTCACCTCTTGATTTTTATAAAACTTATTGCTATAATAAATATGTAGATTTGGCAATAAGCCTTACTTGAGCGTTGATCACTGCCCTGTGTCAACGCTCTTTTTTTATGTTTCCGCCTCTTGCAACAATCAAATGCTGCCTTTTGCCCATATTTGTATCAACTGTTTCAACAAGTTCTACAGATACCATCATCCTGCCTTTTTGAGTTCTGCGGTATATAACTGCATTAATCTTGTCAAAACGCTTTTCAAGCACATTTGGCAATTTTAAAATAACCGGCTCTTCTTTTATAAAAGCCTCTTTAATCTCCGCTGCTGTCATTGTTTCCCTCCGCAGGCTCAAATACATCCGCTGTCACATACTTAAAACATCCGTCATAAATCAAAAATCTTATGTCATATCCTTGTTTGTTTTGAGCTCTAAAGCGACATACATCATATACTGCAAAGACTTCTGATATATCTTCTTTACATCTGACTTTAAACATATGTACTCCTGTTAAGTTCTTATTGCGTACTTACAGCACTTAATAAACTTCTTGCAGTTCTTAACAACACGCTTAAATCCGACTGCCTTGTTGCAAAGTTTGTGATTATCAAGGCTCTCTTTAGTTTCTGCAACATAGTTTAGTATGTCTTCAAGCCTTTCGGCTGTCACTGTATCAAGTCCCTGCAATGTCATTACCTCGCCGTCCTTGATATTAATAAGTATATTTTCCATTACTCAACCACCATCCCGCAAAGTTCCATTAGGTCCACGCTTACCTCAAACTCAACAAATTCTTTATCGACCTTCACCGATAACCTACAGCACATCTCGTCCTCATAGTCAGGGTAACATCTCCTGTACAGTGTAGCCGTTATAAACTCATCATCGGTTCTGTATCTAAGCACTGCTTTGTCATTACGCAATTCAAACTTACAATCATCTACACTTTTTGCCATAGCAAAGTAATCCTCATTGTCTTTTTCGTATTCACTGCCAGCATAGGTCTTTACAAGTTTAAACATCATTTCTTTTGTTATAATTTCTACTCTCATAATAATCTCCTTTAATCAACTCAAAATACTTGCAAGGACTGCCTTGCTTATACCGCCGAGTTTCTTGTTATAGTCTTTTTGAAAGTGTCGCTTAACAGTAACGCAACTTTTTCCGAGATACTTTGCGATGTCCCGATACTGCAAAACTTCCTTATCCGGAAACGCAACGTCTAACCTGTCGAGGTTGTCTCGAAATAACGGCTTTTCTCTTGCCATGTCATTCCCTCCTGCTCTCCTCTGTAATTTTGTCTGATACGATTTCAACATCCTTAAACGGATAGGTCGGTATGTCGTTAATTATTACATCCATCTTTTTTTATTCCCTCCTGCGTTTCGTTATAAGCCTTTTCGAAGTAAGCTTTTGCGTCCTCTTTAGATATTCTCCACTCACCGAACATCTTTGCCGCCGGCAAAACGCCTGACTGTGCTTTTTTCTTTAAACAATCAACCGAGAACCCCCAAAGGGTTGCCAGCAACGGCAAATCTATGTAGAGTGGGACATCGTCCCAGTTGGTTACTGTTTTCTTAGCTTTCATGTAATCACCTCAATGAACCTGTGTTGTATTTCTCTCTAAAATATGATATTATTCAATAAATAGGGAGTTGATGGTATGTGGGCTGTTATTAGTGGCATTTTAGGTATATTAGGCTTTATTATCTCGCTTATAAATTTAATTCAATATTTGATGTCACGCAGAATCAATTTAGAAATTCAGATAAGAGAGTGTACTCTTCGCCAATATGCAAAGGGCCAGAAAAAGCTAACTTTACACTATCGGGCAAACAATAAATCTAACCTGCCTATTACTATTACCGATCTGCAAATCGTTATTAACAGTAGAGTTTATGATGAAAGCCTCTACACCTTTGAAATATTCGCTTATAAACATACAATAGATGATATAGTTGAATATGTGCCAACTTACAACGAACATTTACCTATCAATCTTCCAATGCTTTCATCACATGCTGGTTATCTCGTCTTTTTAGTTCCTGAAGATACTCCTGAAAATGTTTGTAAAGATTTGACCTTGAAAATTCGCACCAATCGTCATAAGGAAGTACAAAGGTCATTTGTACCGAATGAATTGGTAGTTCTCCGCCGAACTCTTCCAAAGAAATTTTGTAAAAATCACTCTGAATAGGATAAGCAGGGCGTTCAAAAGGAATTTGTCTTTCCGGCATTTCCTTTTTTCTTTTGCCTTTTAACATTTAATCACCTCTTTGTTAGTTTCGTTGCTTTGCATCCTCAATACAATGTGATATAATTTCAATGAAAGGAGGTGCAAGCTATGCGGTTAAATTCGGATTGTGTTCGTGATATTTTACTCGCAATCGAAAAAGATGTTGATTATCACAGAATATTGGAGTTAAAATTTGATGATACTCTTCCTGACAATCTCCAAAAATATTCTGCCGAGGAGCTACTCTACCACATTAGACAATGTAAGATAGCAAATCTTATTATTGATGTGCATTCATTTGATGGGGGAAAATATGTAACGATTGCAGATTTATCGCCTGATGGGCATCAATTTCTTGCTAATATTCGTAATGATAATATATGGGGCAAGGTTAAAAAGATTGCTGGAGTTGTTGGTAGCAACTCTCTTTCCGCAGTTACCCAAATTGCTTCAAATGTTGTAACGGAACTTATAAAAGCTCAATTTGGAATTATTTAAACTTTATCGTATTGTCGGCTGCTCGCTTTGTGCAGTCGGCAATTTCTTCTTTAGTGGGGGACCTGAACTTTTCTTTGCAAAATAGTGTAATTGCTCTTGTTGCGATTTTCCACTTCACAGCTTTTATAATTGCTACTACCGCTACAACGGTAGCAATTACTGCGTATACACTTAAAAACATTGTTATCACCTCTTATGCTGTCTTAATATGTTCAACACTTTGAACTTTTGGATCAAAAAAATATTTCGGTATATCTTCATTACTAATTCCTAAAATCTCACAAGCTGTGCAGATTTCGGTTTGTTTCCATTGTGTTTTTCCGTTCATTTTTAAAGATATGCTTCGCTCTGATAAGCCCATTTTATATGCAAAAATGGCTCTAGTCCTACATTTTTCTTTAACCAGTCCTTCAAGTTTTCTATAATCGAATGGCATTTAATCAACTCCTTTGTAGTTCAATCTCTTTGAACAATTTTAGAATAACACAGCTTGATTACTATGTCAATACTTTTCTTCAAAAAAATTGAACTTTTTTTCAATATGCTATTGAACTTTTGTTCAAGATGTGTTACAATACACTTAAAGCAAGGTGATATAAGTGAAAAAGTATACAACTTCATATAGATTGAAACAAATAATGTCAGATTTAAATCTTAAACAAGTTGATATTCTTAATTTAGCTGCTCCATATAGCGAAAAATACGGAATTAAACTTAATAAAAATGATTTAAGTCAATATGTTAGTGGTAAAGTTGAACCGGGACAAAATAAATTATACATATTGGGTCTTGCACTAAATGTTAATGAAGCCTGGTTAATGGGATTTGATGTTCCTATGGATAGATCAAATTATAATTGTGATAGTAAAGAATTAACTCTTAATGCACACGAAAAGAAACTTGTTGTTGCATATAGAAATAAGCCTGAAATGCAACCGGCTATTGATAAGTTACTAAATATTAACGATGATTCAAGTGAAGAGTATGTTACAGTTTTAACCGCTGCGAGAAGCAGCGACAATAGACCTATTGAGCAAAGCAAATTACATAAAGATAAGCTTGAACTGTTAAGAAGTGCTAAGACAGTTAAAGATGATTCTGATTTATAAATAAAAACCACCCCATAGGTTACAATACCTATGAGGTGAGGTAAATGGATTATGGTAAATATAAAAACGCTCGTAATGCTTCGTGGCAATGCATATTAGACTACAATATTAATATATTGCCTGTTAAGGTTACAGATATAATTAATAAATCTGATAATATACGTTTGGTGAAAAACAGCGTTGCAAAGATACTTTGCAACGGCATAAGCGGTATAACCATTGTGGATAATGACAAATTTATTATTGTGTATAAGGATACCGATAATTCAAAGAGATGTCGATTTACAATAGCACACGAACTTGGGCATATTTTCCTCGGCCATATGATAGTAAATCAGACAACTTACAGAACATTTGCTGTGCAAAATGATACGGAGAGTTCAGCTAATATCTTTGCTCGTGACTTGCTCGCTCCTGCGTGCGTACTGCACGAATTGCAGATTTTAACCGCTGCGGAAATATCTCGGTTATGTAATATAAGTCTTGAAGCTGCGACATATAGATCAGAGCGTATGCACGAGCTTGAAAAAAGAAATGCTTTTTATAAGCACCCACTCGAGCAAAAAGTTATAAAACAATTTAATCAATTTATTAATAAAAATAAAAGTATAAAAGTCAGTCGTAGCACCACCTACGACTGACTAAAAAAGATGTGAGAAGAAAACGCACTCCTCTAAATCTATTTTACAATATATTATATATTTTGTCAAATATTATATTATGTGAGGAGCTTAGCAATGGGATTTTTTGATATTTTTAAAGTTTCACAATATAAGAGTGAAATTGAAACGCTAAAAAAACAAAATGATGAGTTAAAGCAAAAATTAAGCGAATTGTGCTTTGATGATTACGATACATCACAGAGAATTATTCAACAATTAAAGCAAGAAATTGAGAAAAGCAAAGAGGAAGCTTTAAATCTTGAAAATCAGCGTGCTTTATTAAAAAATAAGCTTAACGATGAAACTGAATCAACAAAAGAAAAGCTTAATGATTTAAAGATTAAAACAGATGAGAGAATACTGAGCTTAAATGTTGAAATCGAAAAAACAGAAAAGAAATTAAAAACAGCTAAAAACAAATTAGACAGAACGAAAGAGCTATACAAGAGTATTGATTATTCTATATCTAATTTTTTTGAATATTCTCCTGATTTAGCAGAATTGAAATTATATAAATCAGAGTTTGATGAACTTGAAGAGTTGTCACCGTCTGTTATTCTTAAGCTACATTATATGGATGTTAAAAGTTTAAGAAAAGCATTTAAAGACAATGACAAACAAATCGAAAAAGTTTTATCACAATATCGTAGCAGGTACACTACAAAGGCGAATAAAGCTATTTATGATTTAATGGTAATAGCTTTAAGAGCAGAATTGCAGAATATCTTATATAATCTGAAATATGAAAAATTAGATAATGCTATTGAACAAGTAAAAAATACTTCTCAAAAATATCTGAATATCGCAGCTCAAGGTAATCAGAATATAGCTGGAACTCTTACAAAATTTATAGGCGAAATAGAATATTTATTTATAAATGCTGTAAAAATAGAGTATAACTATTATGTAAAAAAAGAGCAGGCGAAGCAAGAGCAACTTGCTATTAAAGAGCAAATTCGTCAAGAAGCTGAAGAACGCAAGGCACTTGAGCAGGAAAAGAAGAAGATTGAAAACGAAGAACTTAAATATAACAATGAAATTGAAAAATTAAAAGAGCAGTTAAAAGCTTCGGCAGATGAAGAAAGTAAAGCTTTAAATGCTAAAATTCTCGAATTGCAAGCAAAACTTGCTGATGTCACTATTAAAAAAGATAATATCGTTCAACTTCAAAATGGTAAGGCAGGTAATGTATATATTATAAGTAATCTTGGATCGTTCGGTGAAAATGTATTTAAAGTTGGTATGACAAGAAGAATTGACCCGCAAGACAGAGTAAACGAATTAGGAAATGCTTCTGTACCATTTAAATTTGATGTACATAGTTTCATTTTTTCGGAAGATGCTGTTGGACTTGAAAGTAAATTACATAGCATTTTGAACGATAAAAGAGTTAATAAAGTCAATATGCGTAAGGAGTTTTTCTATACTACAGTAGATGAACTTGAAGAGCTTGTAAACAAAATTGAGCCGACTGCTGAATTTAATAAAACTATGCTCGCAGAAGAATTTAGACAATCTCAATCATCTAATGAAAATTATACAAATGATTACACAATAGATGAAGAAGATGAGTAAATAAATCCGCCCTAAAATAATACTTTGCTCTGCATTCTTGGCAAAGTTGTGGGATTTTACAATATTATGTAATAAATTATTTATCAAAAGCTATTGACACATAATAAATTATGTATTATAATATATACATAAAGGGGAGATAAAGTTGAAAAGCTATACTTCAAGAGATGTAATCAAAATTCTTAATGCTGACGGTTGGTATGAGGTCGGTTGCGTTGGCGACCACCACCAGTTTAAACACCCAACCAAGAAAGGCAGAGTAACAGTTACTCACCCGAGAAAAGATTTTCCGATTAAAACCTTAAAGAGCATTGAAAAGCAAGCAGGTATTAAATTTGAATAATGCCTGCAATCCCCTTAAAACTATTACGGAGGTTTTTACTATGAAAGACAGATATTCGTTCATTGCAGTATTTGATGTTGCAGAAGACGGCATTTCTATTGAATTTCCTGACTTACCGGGTTGTCTGCCTTGTGCCGATACTATGGAAGAGGCATTAAAAAACGCTCACGAGGCACTTGGACTTCACCTTTGGGGACTTGAGCAGGACGGCGAAGAAATTCCCGAACCTACACAAATTCAGAACATCACACTTGAAAAAAATCAAGTCCCAGCTGTTATTGAAGTGTTTATGCCTGCCTTTCGTGACAAGCTCAACAACCGCTTTGTAAAGAAAACTCTTTCTCTCCCGGCTTGGCTTGCAGATATGGCAGATAAGGACGGCGTAAACTGCTCTAAAGTATTTCAAAACGCTTTAATTGATTATCTTGGAGTTAAACAATAATATAAAAAACCGCCCTGCTCGACTGGTCCTCGAACAGAGCGGGATCACCTACACAGGGTGCAGATGATACGATATTAACGCAATAATATTGTACCACAATCCCCTGAATTTTTCAAGCATTGAATTTCAGGGGATTTTTGCACCCTTTTTACATTAAAAAGGAGTGTTTATAAAATGAAAAAACGCAAAGACGGCAGGTATCAAAAAAATATCTATATCGGACGAGATGAAAACGGCAAAGCTATGTATAAGTCTGTATTTGGCAAAACGCAAACTGAGGTTACACGCAAAGCAAATGAAATCAAGCTAAAAATCAGCAAAGGTATGGATATTCTTAGCGAGAATATGCCGTTCAGTGAACTCTGCGAAAATTGGCTGATATACAAAAAGGCTCTGCTTTCTTCTGACAAGCAGTATAAGAGTTATAAAACAAACCTTAAACCGTTTTCTGTATTAGGCGATGTTGCAATCAGCAAACTTGTAAAAGCAGATTTTCAATGTATCATAAATGACTATTTCGCACAAAATCCACATACAGGCAAACCGACTTCAAAGAAAACTCTGCGTGATTACAGAATGACCGCAAGGCAGGTGTTTGACTTTGCTGTTGAAAACCGCATACTTGACTACAATCCATTAACATATGTCAGAATACCGAAAAATGCACCTGTAAGCGAGCGCAGGGCATTGACCGAGCAAGAACAGCGGTGGGTTATGGAAATGCCACACAGAGCACAACTTCCTGCTATGATCATGATGCTGTCTGGTTTAAGATTAAGTGAATGCCTTGCATTGCAATGGTATGACATTGACCTTGAAAATGCTCAAATTAGTGTTCATCAAAAACTTGTAATGACAGGAACTCCGCACATTGTGCAAGGCGCAAAGTCAAAGGCTGGCATACGAACAGTCAATATTCCCCACACCCTTGTGGATTTTCTGAAAAATCAAAAGAACCATAAACAATCCGACTTTGTTGTACTTACAACAAAAGGGGAGTTCTTCTCAACAACAGCGTGGCGAGAACTGTGGGACAGCTATATGGCAGACCTCAATCTTAAATACGGAGATTTTTCCGAATATGAGCGAAAGCCGAAAAGTAAGTTCGACCCAAAAGGCGTTCCGTTTGTTATTGAAAGATTCACCGCACATTATCTAAGACATACTTTTGCTACAAACTTGTTCTTTTGCGGTCAAGATTTACTTTATGTCCAAAACCAACTCGGACACGCAAAGCCCGAAACGACTTTGAATATTTATACACATTTAGTGCAAACAAATCAGATTAAGAAAATCAATAAAATTATAGACCTAAACGATTACATCTCTGCGATTGCAGAACCGCAAAAAATGATGTTAGTCTGATGTTAGTCAATGTATAATAAAAATACGCTTGTTTACTGCACTTTTTCAAATTCTTGTAATGTTTCGTAATCAGTAGGTCGACGGTTCAAGTCCGTTCACCAGCTCCACAAATAAACCGCATAACCAAGCCGTTTTTTAGGCTTTGGGTGCGGTTTTTCTTTTTGCCTGTTTCCCGTAAAACACCGCCTAAAACTGCTTTAAATTTCAAAAATGTTAGTCAAATGTTAGTCAGCTTTAAAGTTCAAAAAATCGGGTGTTTACTGACTTTTTCTTACATACTCATTTACATACTCAATCTATATTTATTCATTGCGAATATCTGATAACACGAAAAAGTTTTAAAAATAGTTTATTGATGATAACAATTAAAAACAGCCCCACACTTCTTACTTAGCAAGTGTGGGGCTAAACTTATGTATTATTACTCTGACACTTCCGGCAAACCTGCAACACTTGTCAACAGCGAAAGAACTCCCGAAAGTGCACTTGCCGAGGCGACCGCAATCCAATTCACATCGCTTAACACGGCAGATACACCGATAACCGAAATTGCAGTTTGAGCAACGGTTTTTACTGCTCTTACGCCTGCGCATTTTGCCCACGATTTCCAATTTGTAATTTTTTTCATATTATTACCTCCTTATTTTTGCTCAAGGTCTGCAATTCTGTGATTTGCGACTTTGATTTCTTCGTCTGCAACAGCTGAATTTTTTTCAAGATTAAAAACTCGTTCTTGCAAATGGTTGTATTTATCTTGCTTTTGCTCAAGTTTATCTATACGATACACTATAAGAGATTTAGTGTTTTCATTGTCCGCTTTGAGCTTTTTACGATTTGAAGCATTAATGAGAAGTTGACATATAATGCTACTGCTTGCAATGATTAATGATGTAATTATTTCTGTTGACATACTACACCTCGTTAAGTTAAAGTAAGCTCAATACGGTCAATAGCCTTGCCCTTTGTTCCTGCGTAGCCGTCCTGCTTACTGTCTTTTTCGTCATCGTGCTGCCAATCGTAATAGTCTTCATTAACTGCAGAAACTCTGTATGTAGCCTTATAGTAGCTGCCGTGTGCGGATTTAACATCAGCAGGAGTTGTATAATGAATCTGTACAGCATCAATATCCATTCCGAGAATACCGGCATAGCCGTTTACATCATCATTAAGATTAAAACCTGTAACCCAGCTAAGCCAGTGACCGTCTTTAATATGCACTCTGTACTTAATCTTACCTTTTGTTACTTTGATTGCAAGACCGCTGATTGCCTCACCGGCAATACCTGCAAAGTCAGACAATCCTTTCACCGTTGGCAACCACTCGCCATCTGCAAAAACGCAATACTCAATAGTTGGCTTTACATCTGCGTTAGTTTTTTCTTGCTCAGATGTTTCGCTACTTGTATCCAGCTTATTCAAAAACTGTTCTCTCCATAGCTTGTCTTTAG